AATTTCGTCATCGTCTAATATCTTGAATGTATAAGCAAATACAGTAGTTGAACCATTACCAGAATAACTGACTTTAACTGTAGTTGAGGATATTGTCATAAAGTTCCTTTATTATATTTTAATCACTATGTCTATTACTTTTGTTTAAATCTTTTTAAACCATATTCTGCTTCAATGATAATTTCATTAATTAAATTATCTATATGGTGTCTTTTTTCATCAGCACCATAACCTTTTGAATTTATTATGTTTCGCATTTGATTTTCTTTATCTCTTATTGCTTTATAAGCAATTTCTAAATCTACGTAGTTTTTTGGAAGTTTAGCTTCTTCTATATCAGCGGTTACTAAATCACCAATTTTTTTAAAGTTTTCAACAGCATTTTGTCTTTTTTGAATTTGATTATATTCTTTATAAAAGTCTGTAACAAACTGAGAGTTTCTATCAGGATTACGAACAACAAATGCTTTAACAAAAAATATATCTGAAAATTTAGTTTCTGGTTTTATTGGATCATCTACAATTCCACCTGAAATTAATATTTGATCTATAAGTTTAGTTACTTGTGTACCAACTCCTCCAGTCCAGCTTCTTATTGCGTTATCAATAACGACTGGACTTGAAGCTCCAGTAAAGTCATCACTTGAAACAAATCTAATTCCTTTACCAATTAATTTTGATGTTTCGCTAGTGTAATCTGTAAACTGATATTCTTCTGGTAAGTTTTTTAAACTATCTGGTATGATTGGTTTGCCAGTAAATAAACTTTTATTACTCCAATTTTCAACAGCTGGTTTTATAATATCTGGTATTGGTATAAATGATTTAGCTGTATCACCTGCAAATTTAAATAAAAAATCTTTTATAATAGTTGGATCTTCTTTTGCATAAAAATCTAATAATCTTTCTGTTCCAGTTCCAAATAATAAACCAATTTCAAATGGTTTAGGTAATGGAAAATAAAAATAACCATTTTCAAATGAAGAAGATTTAATTTTAAAATTCCATGATAAATCTTTTCTCCATTGAGGAAGTTTTTGATAATCAGGATCATCATGGTTTGCAATCCAGTTATAAACACTAAGTAAAGAAACCCATGCTATAGATTTTGCTGTTGTTTCTAATGGTCTTTCTTTAAATGCCTCAACAATAGAAACTAATGATTGAACTCTAGCATTAAAGAATGCTGAAACTAAATTAACTTGTTTAGTCAAAGCTCCAGCTCTAGCATAAGCAACTGGATTTATTGTTGCATCATAACCTGCTTTTCTAACTGCAATTTTTTCAGGATAACCTTCTTTAATATATTTAAGATATGATAATTTAAAATTACCCATTCTTCCTAAATACTCAGATGCTTCAGCTGCAACTCTTATCATTTCAACTGGTTTAGTAATTATATTTCTAAATTTAATTCCAGTAAATATTTCTTTATATCCTGATTGAAAATAATTTCTTTCAAAAGATGCAAATGTAGATTTCATTCCACCAGACTTAACCCATTTTTCAAACATAGGTTGATAACCTAATTTTGTTCTTATTGGATTTATTAATAATGCTGCTCCTTGAAGTTGAGCATAGAAAGGTGGATGCCAAGTTTTACTTAGGATGGCAGATGAGAAAGCATCTCTTGGTAAATTGTTATACATAAATTCTGGGTTAAAAGTTGTAGCACCAGCTCTTAAAAGTTTAGATGGAAATCCTATAAATGCAGCAATATCATTCCAAACAGTTTTATCTATATCTTTAAATGCTCTTGCAAAATCTGAACCAACTTCATAAACTTGTCTTTTTCCATTTCTATATATTTGTCTTTCTGTTGGTTTTAAATATCCTTGTTCTTGTCTATAAACAGAAAAAGCGTCTAAAATTTCATTAGATAAATTTTTAGTATCTATTCCACCTTTTTCTAATTCTTCTTTTGTTACTCTAGTTTCTCTTGTTCTTTTTTCAGAAAGTTTTACATCAAAAAAAGATCCTGGCTCAACTTTATTTACTTTAAGTATTAAATCAATCATAGCTGTGTCAGCTATATTTTTTTCAGCTTTAGCTGCTAAAATTCTTGTTGTATTAACTATACTTTCTAATGGTGAATAAGTTTTTCTTGCACTTCCTTTAAAAAGTTTTATTGGATTAACTATTGCTGCACCAAAACTTTTATCTGTTACTTTTTCATCAAACACTCTATCAAAAGTTACATAATCTTTATTAGCTTCAAGTATTGCTTTAAATCCTTCTTCTGTAAGCATTCCTGCATCTTTATAATTCTTTAATTGTATTTGTTGATATTCAACTAATGATTTTTGTTTTGGTAATAAATCTGGATTTTTTTTAATAAAATTTTTAGCAGCTGTAAGATCAACTCCAGTTTCAAATCCTTGGCTTGATTTTTCAATAGCTCTTTTAGCTTTTAATATATAATCTATTTTATAAATATCTTGTTCTGATTTAATATTAGCTCTTTCTTTTAATGATGGTCCAATCTTTTCATAACTATTTTTAAATGAATCAAGAGTTCCAATATTAATATTATGATCTGCAATTCCAGATATTAATCCTTGTTGTGTTATTAAATTTTCATAAGGATTAAAATTATTTTTAAAATTATCTACACCAAGTTCTTTTGCTTTATCAGTAACTTGTTTAAATATATTGTATTTATCAATACCATAATAAAGAAAATCATTCTTTATTTGTTTGTAATCAATATCTCTTTTAATAGGATCTCTTTGTATTGATTCTTCTAATTTAATTTCATCAGGATCTGTTGGTTTTTTCCTTTCAATTATTTTTGGTTTAACTTCTTCTACTGGTTTTTGTTCTGTAATATCTTTGTAAGCTCTTATTCCTTTTGTATTAACTGCTAAGACATCTTCTCTTATTGTTGGATCTTGTAACATATCTCCATATATTTCTAATTGAGATTTACCAGTTTTTGTTACAGCTTCTCTAATATTTTGCTTTGCAGAAGTATAACCAAGTGGAATTGTTAATATATTTTGTATTAAAAAACTTTCAGCATCAGGAACATGATCACCAAGAACAACACCCATACCAGTTAATGCTGTGTTAAATGCTAAAGTATTTGCTGTTATACTTCCACTAAGTGGTCCAAGAAATTTAGTTGCTGCACCTCCAGCATAAAATTTAATACCTTCTTTTATTCCAACAGTTCTAGCTTTTTCTAAAAACAAATTCCAAAATTCTGAAAAGTTTTGTACCTCTCCTTTTTGTCTCATCTCTGCATACATTTCTTGTATGGTTGCTCCAGTAAAACCAGAAGCAAATAAACCAGCATAAGGATTACCACCAGAAATACCAGTTCCTATTGCAAATCCAGCTGCATAAGTTGGTATCTCTGCAACCATGCTAACACCAGATCCAATTAATTTTTGACCAAATCCTTGATTTTCAGGTTCAGGTAAATTCATTTCCATTCCTTTACCTAAATGAATATTTAATGCTGTGTTTACTGTTGAATCACCTAATTTTTTTCTTATTAGTGGTTCTAAATTATTATCAGCACCCCATAGATTAAGTTTAAGTTTTTCTGCTAGTTGTGCAGTTGTTGCAAAAGGTGTGTTAGGATCATTAAATGATTGATATTCTTTATCAGTAATAACTTCATTAACTGATTCTTTCCAATATTCTTCTATTAATGTTGTGTCAGGTTCTTTAATTCCAAAATAATCATTAATTTCTTTTTTTGAAAAACCACCATTAATAAGATCTTGAGATTTTGTTTGTGTATAATTTTTTATTTCTTGTTCTGAAAATCCACCTTCTTTAAGAGCATTAAGTTCAGCAACGCCACTCATTATTTTCCTATTCTTTTTAAATAGTCTTCAGGTTTCTCACCTTTTGTTTTTAAAGGCTTTCCTTCTAATGGTTTATATTGATTATCAATAGCTTTAGAAACTTCATTTAAATTAACCATATAATTAGCAACATTATTTCCAATAAATTTTTTTGATGTATAATTAAGTAATTCTTCTGTTGATACCCCAGCTTTTTTTTGAGCTAAGAATTTTTCTAACATATCATTTTTAAAAGCATTTAAACGATTGTCAGAATTAATATCTAATAAACTAGCATACTTTGGACCCTCTACTGCTTTTTCATATTTAGATATAAATTCAAAAAATTTTTTGTTATCATTTAAAAATTGTTGATCTTTAACATTAGGTAATAAATATTTAACATAAAATTGTAGATCTACATCAGGATTAACTCCATCACCTGCTCTTTGTAAAATACTTTTTGGTTGATCTTCTCCTTTTAAAACAAATGGAGTTGATAAATCAGTTACTTCTCCTAATAATATTTTATTAGTTATTTCATTATTTTTATAATAATTACTAATTTTTTTTAATTCTCCTTCAGCTTGTTTAATTGAAATATCTATAAATTGTTGTTTTGTATCAGCTGCAATTCTATTATCTTTAACATCTCCAAAAACTTCTTTTACTTTTAACTGATTAACTATTCCATTAGTTTTATAATCATCATAAACACGAATAGAGTTATTAATAGAAGTGTTTTTTCTTTCATTCATTGTGGCTGTATTAATATTGTTAATTTCAGCAAATGATTCTCTTTTTTTCTTATCAAGTGTTTCAAAAAATTTAGTTTTTTCACCAGGTTGTAATTGATTAAATATGTTTATTTTATTTACGTCTCCACCAAATGTTCCTGTTTTTGCTTGGTTATAAGCATTTTGAATCCCTAATGGAGTTGAAACTCCAGCTTCAACATTTAATCCTTCTGATAATGTATTGAATGTATTTTCTTCTGTTTTTTTATTTGCTTTATCAACAAGTTCTGCAAAACTTTTATTATCTAATGTTAATTTTCCTTCTTTAATTAATCTATTAAATGCCTCAGGATTTTTTTCTATTATAGTTTGAGCAAGTTCTTTATGACCAAGATTTATAGCTTCAGCTATTAATTCTTTTTTTTGTTGAGGTTCTAAATCTGCTAATTTATTTATATTTGTATATCTGTCTTGATTATAAATAGGTATATAATCTTCACCTAATGTTTTTAAATTAATAATACCTTGTTGAGT